GGCGACCCCCCACCCCTTCAGGTAATATGATGTTTGTGTTTGTGTATCTCTACGAAAATGCGACGAAACAAGCCAAGATTACCTTGGTTTACCCCTTATACTTACTGTTTTTTTGGGTAATCGGACCTATAGGGGAGATTACCCCGCAAAGGGTACTGAAACAGGGGCGAACAGAGTGAGAGTTTGCACTTTCTTCTACCTCGGTTATCATCTCTGAGGAGATGGTGGGTACTTACTTAGTAGGGGGGTAAGCGAGCGCACTTACAGCGAGCTTGGGGGGTCGGAAACCTGTTGGGTTTCCTCCCAAGAGAGTAAGTTACTACTCTGCTACTAAGGTTTAAGGGTAACTGTGCGCCAGCCACCAATTCACTTCACTACTCACGTTCGTGAGGACACTGCTGCAGACCTTGAAGACTTGTACGCTACTTGCGAAGTGTTGTGTCGTCACATGCTTGTGCAGGGCGCACTGATTTCAGAGATTATAGGCCATTCTGATGGGCCTTATACTCAAGCAGGTTATTCAAGACCTGCGCAGGTTGCTATTATTGATGGCCGTATTCAACAATTATGAAAGAGAGAGCGCATGGAACCCGTATGGAAGAAGTTGACGAGCAGAAAGTTTCTGGGTACTTTGATCGTCTTAGTGACTGTGTTCTTGAATGCTGCAGGAGTGACCGAGTTAGAGACGGAGGAGTTATTTGCTCTGTCTGCTTCGGTCAGCGCTTTCATCTTGGGCGAGTCGGCCTTAGATCGGGAGAGGATCAAGGCGACTCAGTTGCAGAACTTGGCGAACGCTGACGTTCAACTTCAGAAGTTGGTGACTGAGGGTAACGCTTTGATCTCGCAGAAGAATCAGGTCATTGAGGACTTGACTCGTTTGCTTGATGAGGCTGCTGGTGGCGAAGACCCCCCCGAAGTCTAGCACTAGTCAGAGGCGCACGTGGCTCGCTACACAATCAACTGTTGGGCGCACGACCAGGGAACTCGCTGACCTTGTAGCTTCAGAGTTTGGGACGATCGCACCGTCCCCTGCCACTATCTCACGTGACCTTAAGTGGTTGCGTGAACAGATGGAGGTCATGCAGGCTGACCCTGATTTACAGCGTCTGCTCCTGCCAGAGAACTTTCCTGAGTTGCGTGCAAGGTTCTTCAAGTCGCAGCAGGGACCGTACCTCACTCCGAAGCATCAGCACGCCTGGTACCATTGCCTCTATAGCCTCGTGTTCAAGACCCCACTCCCCGAGTGGGTCGTGGACTTTATGGAGCTTCCCCCTGACGTGAACGATTCGATCGTGTCGAAGGAGGCGCTCTTGACGATGATCGTTCTTGCGCCTCCACGTCATGGCAAGTCTGACCTCATCCTCCATGGTATTGCCACGATCCTAATGATCGACCCGAACAAGCGTATCATCTACTGCAGTGGTATCAAGACCACCTCCCAAGATAACATGGGCATGGTCATGGAGGAGTTCGAAACGAACGAGGCTTTGATCGAAGCGTACGGGCCGTTCAAGGACGACAACCGTATGTGGTCCTATCAGAAAGGTTTTCAACTTGCGAAACGTACGATCCCTCAGAAGACGAGTTCCATATACCCGATTGGTAAGGGTTCTAACGTCCTCTCCAAGGACGCCGATCTCATTATCGTTGATGACCCCCAAGACCTTGACGACGCTGAGTCTGAGACGACAACAGCTAGAGACTACAAGTGGTTTCGAAGTAACCTCCTTACTAGGAGGGAGAGTCACACGCCTGTCTTCGCAGTCGGCTCGTTCCAGCCGTCCGAAACTGGAGATATGTGGACGAACGTCATCGAGAATATTTCAGATTACGATGGAGTAGACAATGTTAAGATTTACGTATCCCAATTTAGGGCGCACTACTATGAGCGCTGCGATCCCATCTTGGACCCCAACCATGTCAAGTGTGTACTGTGGCATGACAAGTGCCCTTACTGGTTCTTGGAGGCCCAGCGAGTCTCCTTGGGTGACCTCATGTTCGAGGTGTGTTACAACCAGGACATGCGCAAGGGACGAACGACCTACTTCGATCCTCGGGTCGTAAGGGGAGTTTATAGTGAGCCTGAACCCCCCAACCAGGGAGCGCACGTGCCTGTGCCAGATAGCTATGAAGGGGGAATCCTCGATCCCCTTAGGACTTCTCGTGTTGTGCCCAGCTACCACTGCAGTGTCAATCATCCCTTGCTCGTCACATTGGGAGTTGACCCTGCTGCATCTGAACGAAAGGGTGCAAGTTACACTGCTATCGTTGCGTTGGCTGCCTGCCGACATTGTGGAAGACGCTTTGGAATCGACTACGAGCAGCGTAGACAAAGCCCCGAACGCCACCCTGCGCTCATCCTTGATTTCGTTCGATCCTATAGTCCCACTAGAGTTCGGATCGAGAACAACGCCTACCAGAAAGCGCTCGCTAGGGACCCCCGTCTCACAGACCAGCAAGGCCCACTCAACTTCCGAATCGACGAGTGGCGCACCGATGAGAGGAAGAATGACCCGTCTCTTGGGATTCCTACGCTTGCGCACATGATCCTAGAGGGGCGCTTCTCCGTCCCTTATAGGGACGCAGGTGACCGTGACGCTTGGGAAGACTTCCTCAAGTCCCTGATCCTATGGCCCAAGAAACCGAACGACGTGCCCATGGCGTTCTGGTTAGCTGAACTGTCGATGCGTGAACTGTTGTACGAGTTGGAGCATACTGGCCCGTTGATGCTCGACGGGTATGAGGATATGCCCGACTATTTGCAGGCGCAGGTGTATGATGTGAACATGGGTGACTTTGCTGGGCCTACCCCGAGGTTGGATATATGGTAGTTGGGTACTTCTAATACAGAGAATCGTTCTCACAGGAGTACCCTATGTCCACCCAGCTATACGACCGACTCGATGCCGAGGTTAAAGGCAGAGAGTGGGCTGATGGCCAGGCTGAGATGTCCATGCTCGCTGAGATTTACGAAGGCAAACTCCCCGAATCTTTGAAAGCGTTCTTCCCTAAGAACCAGCCTCGTCACCTCATCAATATGGTCAAGCTCGCTTGGAATGATCTAGCCACTCAGATTGGCCGAGTCCCCGAGTTCAGGCACGACACGCTCAATGACTCTGATGCAGAGTTGAAACGTGTTGGGCTGTTAGAGAAGATCGCACATTCGTACTTGCGTGACGCTGACCCGTCTGCGCCTATGTTCATGTGGCAACTTGCGTGGTGGCTTATCGGTGTCGGACGGGCCGTAGCTATCGTGAAACCCGACATGGAACGCAATCGTCCCATCTTTGACCTGAAGGACCCTCGTACTGCGTATCCTCGTGCGAAGCGCATGAGTGGCAATGCCATCATGGAACTCGCAGATATCATCTTCAAGTACGAGATACCGACCAAGACTGCTGAGGCTATGGGCCTCCGTCCTCGCATGGTGGAGGTGAGTCGTGGCTTCGGGCACCAGGTGACCTGGGAGAAGCCTGACAAGACTACAATCATCGAGTATGTGGACGATAAGCGTTGGACTATCGTCTCTGACGGTGGTTCCGTCATCGACGAGGAACACAACTTGGGTATGGTACCAGCGCACGTGTTCCAATCTTTCGCCCCCAACCAGGAGTGGGGTCTCAGTCTGTTCAAGGACCAAGTGTCCTTCATGGTGGCGATCTCCCGACTGATGACGCAAAAGCTCGCCTTTGGCGATCAGCTTGTCAACCCAATGATTTGGGTGAAAGGGCATGAGGGTAAGCTCAGAATTGGGCCTCAGACCCTGAACAGACTCTCCCCGCAGGGGGCCATGGGCATCATCACACCCCCTCAGCAGCTACAAGTGGACCAGGATATAGCCATTCTGGAGCGCTTCTCCCGTATCCTTAACAAGAACCCTGAGTCACGTTCAGGTGAGGTTCAGAACCGTGGTACGTATACGAGTGCGAAGACCTTGGAGCAGTTGTCAGAGGCGATTGACTCCACTATCGGGCAGTATTGGGACATTATAGGTGTCGGTATGGCTTACCTGTTGAAGGTGGCGTACAAGATGGAGGAGACCATATGGCCTAATATGGAGAAGTCCATCACTGGTAACCTGGGTGGTAAGAGGTTCCGTGACAAGTACATCCCGAAGAAAGACATCAAGGGACGCTACTTCGTACGGGTGGATTACGGGTTTGGTATTGGTGGGTATCAGGGGTTCCTGATGCACCTCCAAGCGAAGGACGCTGGGGTGATGCCGAAGAGGCAGGCCATGGAGGCCATGCCTGGTATCTCCGATGTGGATGAGGCGCTCCGTCAGATAGAATTGGAGGGGATGGATGAGGCAGGGATGGTTAACTTCCAGACCCAAGCATCTCAGGGTGGCTTGGATCAGGTTGTCTGGGCTAAGATGAGGACACGTATGGCAAAGAAACGTATCCCATTGGCCGAGGTTATCCTCGAATATGAGACAGAGTTGCAGGCGCAAGCGCAGGCTGCTGCTGGTTCAGAGGATGTTTCTGCGTTGACCACCCCTCCGCAAGAGGGCGCACCAGGTGAGGCTGCTCCGCAGCCTGCTGGTGTGAACCCAGGAGTGCTGGGTTAATGGAAGCGATCGTTGCAATCATCGGTGGAGTCTTCCTGGTCATCACTACCAACATGAACCGTAAGACTTCGAAGCGTCTAAAGACGCAGAATGGTGTTAATGTAGGAGAGTACGTGGAGAAGACCCACTTCTTGCTGGGTGAGATGAACGGAAAACTTGACGCTCACATCAACGACAAAGAATCGCATAGCTAATGGCCCATACGGGGAACGCTAGGCCTCAAGGACACCAACAGGTTGTCGGTACTAAGAGTGTCCAGCAAGGGCCAGTCTACAAGTGGTTCGGTGTCTTCCTCTCTGACGATGGTTTGGCAGCAGGTGACACGAACGCTATAGGCAACTATGGTGCCACCACTTCCAGCGTACCTACACATTTCTGGTATGAAGCTACTGAGGATACCAGGATTGAGCGCATGATGGTGGAGATAGAGGACACATCAGGTATGGCTGCTGCTGACTATGGGAACATAACAGGGAACCTATCTGAGGGAATCCAGATCAAGCACTTCGCTAAGGATGGAGTCACAGAACTACATGATTTCACCTCTCAAGCTTCGATAGTCAGTAATGCTGATTGGGCGAAGTACTGCTACGATGTAGATATCAAGACCTGGGGGAATGGTAATGACTTCCTCTTCGTCAGGTGGACCTTCAGGCGTGCAGGGACACCGATCAGGTTGCAGGTAGGCGAGCATTTTGCTGTCCTATTGCATGATGATTTCAGTGGCCTAATCCAACACAAGTTCCTTGTCCAAGGTTATAGGGAGAAGACGTTCAGCCATGCTCACTAATCACGTAGAGAAACAGACTCGAAGATACACAATCGTAGTCGCTAAAGACAACGATGGTATCTGGCGTCGAAAGAAAGTAATGAACAAGTCTGACAAAGTGACCATTTTGGAGGTGTTGCAAGTTGACGGCTAGAGGCCCAGGAGGGCGTATACCAAACCAGGGGAACGGTCCTGCAGCTAAGGGTGTGGGTAAGAACGCTAAGCGCCATGACCTGGAACGTCAGGATGTGCCCCCATTGCATGACTCTGACCTCCAACAGGGCGATGTACAGGCGTTGGAGCAGGGGCAGCGTATAGCTCCAGTGCGTAGTCAGGCACCAGCCGTGCCTCAGCAGGCTGGTGGGAGCGCACGTCAGGACGTTGGTGGGGGTGCGCAGCAACCAGCGCCCATGGACATCATCAACTCACGCCTCGGTAACACTATGGCTACGCAGGGAACTGAGCGCACGTTCGACCCTGCTAAGGCTAGGCTCGCTGACAAGTGGGCTGGGTTCTACATGCAACTATCACAGCACCCGAATGCTTCCCCTGTCCTTAAGGCCCAGGCACGACAGCAGGCTAACGACTTGCGAGCTACCCGTACTGCACCGAAGAGTCAGATCATGGACCTCGGTGTAGCTGATGGACTGATTGAGGATACGCTCAACTCCGAAGGCTTTTAATGGGCAACCCGAACGTTGAACAGGGAACCACCCCAGAGGGTGGCGCACGTAGCACCAACACTCCTGAAGGTCAGATACAGGCCATAACGGAAGCGTTGAAAGTTGTCCATGATGGCATCCCTGAACCTGAACTCGAATCAGACTTTGATCCTCTCAACCTCCGTCAGGGTGTCAAGATCGACAGCAGTGGCCACGAGTATTTCGATGGCCAGTTCAGCCATTCGTTTGAGCAGCAGGCACGTCCCTACTACCTGCAGCAGGGGAAGATACCAGCCTTTGATCTCCCTAGTCAGAACTTCCCTCCCGTTGTCAGTCAACACTTGTACAATGAGGAGCTTAGCGACCAGTACCTCTCAGCCCTCGACGACTTGGAAGCTGATGGGCTAGTCCCTGACTATCAGGGTCTGAACGACGTACGTTTCGCCACTCACCTGGACCTCCTCGCTATGAATACGGGTGTGAGCACAGCTAACCGTGAGGTGTGGGAGGCTAACCATGCGCTTTGGGAGGACCGTACTGCTGAACTGGAAGCGTTCAATCAGGAGGTTCTCAAGAACCGTGCACGCCTAGAGAAGAACCAAGTATACCTTAGTTTCGTGCGTGATTTCGAACCCCTCCTCGGGCCAGAGTACATGGATGCTATCACTGCTAGCTTTGCTCGCAACAACGACGAACAAGGCATAGGTGAGGTGTTCTCCTGGGCTGCTATCCAGATCATGGAAGACCCTGACATGTTGAAGACTGATGAGGGTAAGGCACGCTTCGCCTTCTCTGTCATCTCAGCTTCGGGGCGTTCATCACAGAAGTATCAGATCAAGACAGGGCAGCTAGAACCCGACCCCCCACCTGGACTGTGGGATGTGGTCAAGAAGTCAGCAGGCTCAGCCCTTGGCGTGGCTGATTTATTTCTATTTGAGGAACTGATCCCAGGTTCAGGTTTTAATATTAAGGGTGGTGGCGTGTTCGAAGGTCCCCTCACTGCCCTCGGTTACCTTGGTGGCACACCAGGCACAGAGCAGTTGTTCCAGGGTCTCGGTACCCTGTGGGCACCTATCGACGAGCACGTCACTAAGCCCTTCCGTGAGGGTATCAGCCATTCGTTCGCCCGTGGGTCCTTCTTCGGGTGGGAACCGTGGGGTATGGAGATGAACCCGTACCGTGCGTACCTCACACCAGGACGCAACTTAGCTCTTACGCTAAACATGGACCCTGGTACTCGTGCGTTCGATAACTTCTCAGGGGCCATAGACCTCTCCACTTACATTGTCGCTGATCCCGTGTTCGTGCTGGCACCTGCTGCGAAGGCGTGGTCTGCTGCTGCACGCATCCCACTCGAAGCTGGTACTGCTGCAGCTAGGAACGCTCTTATCAACAAGGCCATCGTCCCCTACTTTGGGAAGAGCATCCTGCCCACAGGGTGGACAGGGATGAAGGGTCCCCTGACCAGGGCGTTCTACGTGAGGTTCGCTAAGACTGCTGAGGAACTGTCTCACACCAAGAGGGCCACTGCCCTGTTCACTGACATCTTGCAGCACGCTCAGCGTGGCAAGATCGAAGACCTGACCACCAAGTACAGGCAACTCATCGACTCCCCTAACCTGGTCAACGCATTCGAGCAGGCTGAGAGCCTGGAGGACGTACGTCAGATGTGGGTGTCAGCGCTCACTGGTGAGAACATGGGTCCTAGGGGTGAGGAGCTACTGAGGGCACGTGCGAACCATAACGAGGCTGCTGCAGCAGCAGCTACTAAGCAGGCATTGGAGAACGGTACCCTCGGTGCGCTGGATGTTGATGGTGTACGGTACGGTCAGACCAAGTTCGATGGCCTCACAGGCCTGGTCGATAACGGTGACGGTACGTACGCAGCTAAGGCTTTGAACGCAGACGGTGGCAACGTGCTCGTCTGGAACGCACCTGCTACCATGGCACGCACCGATACGCTTCGTAAACTGAGGGCTGCTATCGGTGGTGAGCGTGTACCTCCTGGTGTGCGTAAGCTACTGGACGCTGCCGAGAAGAAGGTAAAGGGCGCTCAGGTGTCAGACATTTGGGCTAGCATGCATGGGAATGCTCAGAACCGTGTGCTTGAGTGGATGGCTGGTCATGGGATCGACTACCTCCAGTTCGGTCCTACTCGTATCGTGACCCCACGTGGGCGCACGAAGCTGACCCGTGCTATTGATAAGGTCACTGACGGGAAAGAAGCTGTCCTCGGGGGCGTGGACGATGCGTACCGTAAAGCCGATGATGCGCTCCGTCGAGTGGGTGCTGACCCTGATGAACTGTCGTGGATCATTAGCCTCCCCAAGCCCGTGAAGAAACTCCCCGACCTCATCAAGTTCCTTCCAAAGACCACACGTCAGGGCGTGCGTGCACGTCAAGCTAAGTTCACACGTCAAGCTGAGAACTTCCCCCAAGGTGTGTCCCTCCATGACACCAAGCTGGGGGTCAAACAGATAGGTGACATCGGGCGCAGGTTAGGCTTGGAACCCGACGAGATTGGTAGACTGCAACGTGAGTACCGTACCTCTGCTACCTCAGGTAGGTTCGAGGCTGTGCGTAGCGTACGTGCCCAGATGGTGGACTCGATACGTCATTGGCGCATGAAGCATGGTATAGGTGGACTGTACGTAGACGAGGGTGAAGGCTTGTACGGTAAGTTCCCTGACGGTTCCTCAATCGCACGAGGCGAATCGAAGACTCGTGTCGGGGTGATGGTGAACCTCCCATTCGAACCGACGCAGCTAGCTGCCGAGATTCCCTTCTTCCGTCCTGACTTCTACACTGAACTGGATCGCCTCCGTCGAGCACGCTTCCTAAGCAGGCTCCCCTTCGGGTCCAAGATCGTGGAGGGCTTTGGGTTCACCAAGTTTGGTGCTGCTAAGAAGAATCGTGCTAAGCTGGTAGCTCGGTGGCAGAACATGATTGAGAATCGCACGGGCCTGGACCTGTCAGGGTTCGAACAAGACGACATCTACAACATGGCGTACGCTAGTGTGGTGCGTGCAGGGAACGAGACAGTGGATGGTATGGGTATCATCTCTCGTGCTGCTGCTGCCACCTCCAGGTGGCATAGCCTGATCCATAAGCAGTTCAGCATTCAGGCGTTGTCCTTGCGTGCTAGCTCGTGGATGCAGAAGGTCGCTCTCCTTGAGGAGCCTATTCGTGCTGCGATCGCTGGTATCCCCAGCTTGTTCAGCAACCCTGTGGGTGCTGTGCGTGACATCTTCGATGGTCACTTCGTACGTGTGGTCCAACACAACGCTGACCTGATTCCCGAGATCGCCATTCAGGCACGTGACACGGTGCGTGCTGCAGTGTATAGGCGAGTAGATGATGTCACCCCGTCAGCGCTGCTGGATGCAGCGATCGACGAGATGGGTGACCTTGGCCCCCTCGGTAAGCTCAAGAGGGGCAAGCAGGCTATGGTCGAGGAGGATGTGATCAGAGCCTTGGACGAGGAGGTAGCGCAGGCTCTCACTGACGCTGACTTCACGGTAGGTGGTAGGGTCACGAGCTTCACTGACGACGTGGACCGTGTGGTACGTGCTGTCGATAGGGTCAGGAACCAACGTGCCTCCCGTATCTTCATTGACGAGAACGGTGTCAACACCATGGGCTTGGAAGACATCCTGAACATCGGCTACGCTGACGTAGCAGGGGACGTGGCCCACTCCATTTACAACCGTACGATCTTCGATACGTTCACTGACAGAGTAGACACGACCCGAGGGTACGTAGCTATGGGTAAGAGTGGGGTTGCCCTGAACAACTGGTCCCTCGCTAAAGGCAGTGACCTGGTGCGTGAGGCAAACGACCCGTACTTCAGGATCGCAGTTAAGCAGATGCTTGATAACCAGAGGAAACTCAGGCCCGAGAACATCCGTTCAATCCTTGCTAGGTCTCAGTGGCGTAAGATGAGAGACACGATCAAGAGGGTCGCTGATAGCACAGATGGCATCAACCCCCTGAACGACGTGGAGTTGGCTACCTGGTACTTCACTGAGTTCATGCCTGACGTGGTAGACTCGAAGCTGCGTGGCTTCTGGATTGACGAAGCGACAGGTGAGGTGGACCATGCGCTCCGTACCCAGGTGCTCCAAGGTGTCATGGATAGGCAGATCAAGGTAGGCAACGTGAAGATACCGTTGCACGCTGCTGATGAGCAGGCCACGGTCAACAGACTCCGTGACCACGTGCAAGCTGGCTACGATGAGGGGAAGCAGTGGACCTACATGGACCAGTCAGTGGTGGGCAACATCGCCCCCGCTAGGGGCTGGTCACCTGGTGCGAACAAACCCAATTGGGGTGTGTATGACGCTGTGCGTGGAGTGCAGGACTTCGTGAACACACCCTTGCATAAGGTCATTGAGATCGCTGGTGCCCGTGCCACGCAGAACATCACTCGTCAGCCTGGGTGGCGTCGAGTGTACGGTGACTACCGTGCCCACTACGAGAACCTCGGTTGGGGTGCTGACAAAGCTGACGCTGCTGCACGTATGCAGGCTACGAAGACGATCAACACGCTCATGTACAATGCGCAGGAGATGAGCAACTGGCGTCACACGTTCAACAACATCGTACCGTTCGGTGCAGCCATGGTCGAGGTGATGGAGGTGTGGATGAAGAACCTGCCACGTGACAACGTGGGAGGGGGAGGCCTCACAGGATGGGCTGTAGGCTCCGTAGCCCTGCAACGCAAGTACCAGTACGCCATACAAGGTTTAGAGGCGTTAGGATTGATTAGGCGCGATCCAGAGACAGGCCAGGCCATAGTGTCGTTCGATTCGGAGGGGACTTGGGCCTCGAAGGGACTGAACGCTGTGTTTGGGGCACCTCAGCGCCTCGTACGGACGATCGCTAGCATCGCTGACGTGGATATCGAACCGTACCAGCGTATCGAGTTCCTCCTCGGTACCCCATTCCAACCCATCAACCCTGACCAGAACGGACTGATGTCCGTGTCCTCGTTCGCTATTGGTGTGAACCCCGTACAGTCGTGGGCTGCGAACACCATGTTCGCCAACCAGTTCGGACAGTTCAGGTCCGAAGAGTTCGAGGGTGGCAGCATCGCTGACCTCGCTGAGTCCATGGACATAGAGCTACAAGACTTCATCCCTCAGTTCCTCGCTGTCCCTGAGAACAGGCAGGCACTGATCGACGCTGGTAAGGACCCACGTGACTTCAATGATCTCGCTAACGCTGAGGACGAGGCGACCCTCGCCCTCCTCACCAAGGCACTCGACGAGTCAGTGGTCCTCCCCAAGGGCACGTACTTCAAGCCGAACTCGGGTGCCTTCTACGAGTTTGCCCATGATTACATCTTCCCGTACGGTGCACCTGCTTCCTTCTCGGAAGCGATCGGGTCGTTCCAACCAGGCGCTTGGCAGCACATGCTGCGTAGCTTGGAGATGTCCATATTCACAGACGAAGACGGTGTGGGGCAGGCACCCATACAAGACTGGTTCATGGGGCCAGTGTCAGCTTACCGTACGAACGATGCCATCATCGAGGGACTGATGATGGGCAACATCGCTCATGGGACCGTGGACAAGTTCATGGAACTACAAAACCAGGCGAGCTTCATCCGAGGTAAGGCTCTCACTGAGGGCTTGGCTTACATGGAGGCTGGTGACGGTAGCGCTGATAGGTTCAGGTGGGAAGAGGATGTGACCCCTGAAGAGTTCGAGCAGCAGGTCGAGTGGCAGATACTGTTGGAGGGTGACGATGACACGATCGGGTTGAGCGAACAGATCGCTAACCTGGAAGAGTCAGCGTTCATGTACGCCACGAACTACGCTATCGCTAGTGGGTTCTCCCGTGGTCTCACCATGTTCGGGCTGCCTATCAGCCCTCAGGTGTACACGGAGAGCGAGCTTGAGGTACAGAAGTTCTGGGGTACGAAGGAGTTGGGTGACCAGATATTCCAGGGGCATGGCCCTGAAGCGTACGCTCGGTGGCTTGCCCTGGTAGGTGAGGGTGGCATAGCTAAGTTCGCACCTGTGCTCCGTGACTTCCTCACACCTCAGTCATGGGAGCCTGGTGACTCACCGAACGAAGCGTGGGGTTTGGCTCCAAGCTCAGATGTGAAGCGTAACTTCCTGGCGCAGCCAGGGAACGCTGACCTCCACCTGTACCTCACCCCCTCGAAGGTGTACCCGACAGGGTACGTGCCCACTGAGACAATCGAGGAGTTCTTCCAAGAGGTGGAGCGTGGTGGCGTCGAGTTCGCTGACCCGAGAGTGTTCCTCATGCGTGCGTACACGAGTGCACTGTCGTTTGAGCAGGGCGCAGAGCGCACGACCTTCTTCCAGAAGGGTGGGAACGATCCTGTGACCTACGCTCTGGAACATTGGGACGAGTACATGACCATGATCACCACACAAATGAACGCTCGTGACTACCTGGACTTCGTGGACGCTGAAGTGTTCGACGGTGTGTACAATGAGGCACGTCAGACAGCGAAGGAGAGCGTGAAGAAAGACGCTCACGAGGTGGTCCGTGAGCAGCAACAGTCGCAACGTAAACGTAACCTCAAGACCATAGGCCAACTGATCAACGATATCGACGGGTACGGGTTAGACCCTGAGGACGCTGCTGAGATGCGCTCAGCTTTGTTCGGGTTGCAGAACATCATCCAAGACCTCGCTGATGTGGGCGCCAGCCAAGACCAGTTCTTCTCCAGGTCCCCTGAGGAGAAGGCATTGGACACGTGGTTCGATGCGATCCTGAACCCTCACTCGAACAACCTGACAGCCCTCTACGAGATCGCAGGTAAGGCTGACACCAAGTATGAGCGTAGCCTAGCGTACGACAACATCAGGTTCTACGAGAACACCATGTTCAAGACCAGTCCCCTCATCGACGGTAGGCCCGTCCCGAACCCGTATGCGTTCCGTCTCAGTCGCCTCGTGTCCGAGGCTAAAGAGAACGGGGTCCATGGGTCCAGGTTAGAAAGCGCAGCAGTACGTCAGCTAGCGCTCAAGCCCTCATGGTTGAGTCGTTCAGACGTGGAAGTGTTGAAGGCTTACGTGGACCTGAACGGGGGTGACGGTAGGGTACTTCTAGAGTACATGCCCGATGGGGATGAAGAGTGGGCTGACTACAACGTGTTCAACAGTGTGTCGAACCGTATCGAGGCACTGCGCATCGAGGGAGCCATCTCTGATAGTGAAGCAACGAAGGCCAAGAACGCATTAGAAGAGGAGTTCCACACGAACTTGAGAACAGTGAACAGGGGAGCAGAGGTAGACTTCCAAGACCTGACCCCAGCGATGATGCTGAACGAGTTCGGCACCCTCCACTCCACACTGATAGCCCCCACGGATTGGGCGCAGAACTTCATAGCTGAGTCGCAAGCCATGCGAGACGCAGGCATCTCAGGGATTGATGACCTGTGGCGCACAGAGTATTGGCCAGCCATACGAGGGTACCTCGACAACAACCCTGTCGCTAACCAAGAGTTCAAGAGGATCGGTGGGATCATGTTCAAAGAGTCGAACGATCGGTTGACGATCGCAAGACGGTTCTTCCTAGGGAAGTTTGGTAAGGAGTAATGGCAAGTACAGCACTCAAAGTAGAAGGCCTGGGCGACGCTGGCGCAGACCAGGGGAGCGAGTGGCGCACAGTTAACGGTATCCGTATCATGGTCCCCGTCGATGCGACCACACGTGAGGCCATCATCATCATGCAGCAACGTATGGCGCAAGGCGCCAACGTGGCTACGGGTAGCTTCGGTTCGCCCACCATCCCACGTGGAACCAACACTAGCATCGGTGACCTCCTCGAAGAGGAGCTAGCTACGATCGTCCCACGGAACCTGACCCCTATTCCAGGGATGAACGAAGACCTAGTCAGGCAGGCTACCAGCATCTTCGTGAACGAGGCTACGCAGATACTGATACGTGACCTGGACGCTCCCAACCCTGCTGACCGTCCGTCCTCCTTCGAGTTCGCTGGTATCGTCATGGACTTGGAGCAGCGCCTCGTGGGCGCTGGCGTGAGGAACGATGGGATCGCAGCCCAGATCGAATCTATCCTATCGCTCAACCATCTCCGTGACCTAGCTGAACAACAAGGCCTCACCATCTCAGATATCAAGGCACGCTCATTCGACTCACCCATCATCAGGAACCGTGCCACACGTATCCTGTGGGACCAGGCAGGGATTCTCACCATTGGTGGGATCAAAGCTGACGACGTATTGGAAGAGTACCAGAGACAACTTGAGGAGCAGCTACGACGCTCACGGGTGGGTGGTGCTGTTGGTCCCAAGTATGTGCGCCCAGACGACGACCTGGTACGTGATTGGGTACGTGGTAGGCTACGCATCACCGTAGGCGACGTAGCTGAGGAACGAGTGGACTGGCTCACTGACGTGTTCTTCGCCACTGACCGTAAGAACTTCGACAACCCTGAACAGGAGTTCGACCCCCGTCAGGCTGTGAAGGAGAACATTCGCAGACAAGCTGACTACATAGAGATTCATGCCAACCGTGCTGAGGACATCGACGAAGACGGGTGGCTCCCACAGTTCGTAGCTTCCCAAGCCCAGCAGGGACTGGACCCCTCAGTGGCCCTCATACGTGGCAAGGACTTGGCGACCATCGGAGCCACAGGTAGCGCTGACTTGTTCCAAGCGCAGCGTCTCGGACGCAGCGACTCATTCATCGAGCGAGCTTCGGCTGTCAATAGTGTGATCGGAAGTGTGCTGAGATAATGGCAACTGCACTCGCACAGCAACTGTTCCCAGACGAGCCACTCACCCAGCAGTACGCTGACCAGGTGATCGAGGTCCTACGTCAGGCTGGGTTAGACCCCTTCATCCCTCTTACAATCGAGAACATCGGTGCCCTCATCCAGACGTTCGACCATGGGAGTACGGACCAGCAGTTCGATCTCATGCAGCAGGCGATCCTGTTCCACTTCACGTACGAGCACACTATCCAGGCGCTCCGAGAATCCGACAAGGTAGGGGAGATAGCGAACCCGAACGCTGTTGACGAGATCAACGCAGTCACGGGTGGCATAGATGGTGGCTTCACATTCGCTCTCCCCGACCCTGGTACCACGCCAGGGATCGGTGACACTGACCCAGGTACAGTGGAGGGACGTGACCAGGATGGGAACATCATCAGGTCCACTGGTATCCTCGGTGGTGGCACGCTCACCAGGGTCCAGCGTGCAGGCAGAGAAGACCTGTACTTCCAAGTGTATCGTGTCCCCAACTCGAACCAGTTCGTGTACTACCAGTTCGATCCGATCGACGTGCGTGGCGCTGAGGATGAGAACGGGAATCCCATCGGTGATGGTATCCCCGACCAGATCGCTGAAACATTCGGTGGTCTCCTCCCCACCGTAGTCGTGTTCACTGAGGACCAGTTCGCTGCCCGTGACAACGTAGACATGTTCTTCGCTGGTGAAGCTGTGGACGTAGCAGGGATCACAGGCAACTTCACTCAGTTGTGGTACGAGGAGCAACGTCAAGCCCTGAACGCTGCTGGTATCACAGACCCAGGTCTCCAAGGGCGCCTCCTCTCCGACCCTGAGTACGCTAACCTGGTCACTCGTGCTAGCCTCCCAGGTGCAGTGATCACCCCTGAGCAGCTTCGTGCTGAACTGCGAGGCATGGCAGTGTACCAGGAGATTTACCCTGGGATCAACTTCTTCTTGGACCGTGGTGATGAGAACCCTGAGGCTGCGTGGCGCACGTACCAGTCGAACGTTGAACCCCTACTCCGTGAGCTAGGCTTCGCACCCGACGAGGACGGTACGTTCCGTACTACCATCGTTGACCTTCTCGACTCACGTGTGAGCGCTGAGGAACTACGAGAGTTCACACCCACGTTGAAACGTATCCAACAGAACCCTGACCTTAAGCCCCTCATGGACGAGTGGGCACAACGTGAGCTAGGTAGGGCACTGGACTTCAACGAGTTCATCGACGTGCTCGAAGGGACCACAGACCCTGAACTGAACAGGGTCGTGGAAGCAGCCACCCTAGCGTTCGCTGCTGAACGGGCTGGTCTCAACGTCTCAGTCGAGGACATCCGAGGGATCGCTGACGCAGTGGACCTCACACCTGAGGCTGCGTTGCGAGCATTCACTGACGCTGACAAGGCGCTCCTCGCCATAGGCGAAACGGAGCTAGCTGGGTTCGGCGCCCAACGAGGAGACTTCCTCGACGTAGCAGTAGGTAGGGCACCACGTTCAGGTCTCTCCCGTGCTGCTGTACTCAATTTGCAGGATAAGCTAGCGACCGAACGGGGACTCTCAGATGATCCTCGTGCTGGCTTTTTCCTAGGTTTCTCTCGGAGTGGGCAGCCACAGAGGCAGGGTCTCGGCCCTCTCGCTCTTGAGGGTGGGTAACTTCCCAGAAAGGTAGGGTGATATATATATGGCGAACCTAACTACAAGTCTGGCTTACCAGTCAGGTATCCCTAACGAGCACATTGATGCTATCAATGCTGCCATCGACGAGATCAACCTTTCTGGTGGTGATGCGATGGGTGATAAGGTGCCTTCGGGAACCTCGAACGTCGCTTCGATCAAGGTTGGTACCGTAACGTGCACTGCAGCTAAGCTGACTGAATCAGCTACTGCTGGGTTTCTGATTACGGGCATCGTGTTCTCACAAGCAGTGGAAGTATCCACAGCAGGTGCGAGCTTCGTAGCGTCCACTGCTGATGCGACAGCGACCACTGTCACATTCACACGTGGAACCTCGGCTGCTGCCGATACCATCCACTACGTCTTCTACGGTTAGAAGAAAGGAGTACCCATGTCAAAGTGGGTACTTCTACTATAGGCTACGTAACCCACCTGAGTAGCCCCCAGCCACGTCGGCGTGAAGACGAACCCCGATACCCTCACGGCCCCCAGGGAAACGAGGAGTGCAGGTGGACTGCACGTCAATGGACTTACCCTACGTTGACGTAGAACAGATAAGGGAGAGAGACATGACCGAGAACACCACTGTCACAGGTGTCGAAGACGACCTGACGGAGGGCCAAGCAGAGGACAATGATCTGATCAAGAAACTGCGTAAGCAGTTGAAGGATGCGAAAGCGCAAGCCAAGATCAGTGAAGAAGAGAATGTTGGCTTCCGAGAAACTCGAAGTCAAGCGCGAGTTGACCAGGTAACCGAAGCTGTCAATGGCCTAGGTTATCCCCAGGGCGTATTGGACGCACTGTTGGCAAGGGTTCAGGATGCTGACGAGGACGAGTTCCTTTCCATCCTGACTGATCTGCAGTCGGTAGCCCCGACTGACGATCCCGACCCCACAGTTACAGAGGACGCCCCCGTGGCGCCCTCACCAGCCTCGCTTGGGCAGCAGGTAGCTGCTGCTGCTTCGGGTGGAAGTGCTGTGGATGGCGTAGCTCGCCTCGCTGCTGCGAAAAGCATCGACGAGGTTAACGCTATCGCTGCTGAGTTGGGGCTTGATCAAGTCTAAGATTGCCTCACACTAAAGGAGATTACCCATGGCTGTAGACCAGTTTTCGGGTACTTCTGCTCTAGCTGATCAGGTACAAACTGCATACGATCGTAACGCCTACTTCGGTTTGCGTACGATGCCAGTCTTCGACCAGTTCGTGGACGTGAAACCTGGCAACGTTACCTCTCCTGGTAGCGCTGTCCAGTTCCTCCTCTGGACTGAGATGACTGCTGCGACCACTGCTCTCACCGAGACAGTTGACGTTGATGCTGTTGCCCTCGCTGACACCACGGTTACCGTGACGCCTAGTGAGTATGGTAACGCCATCCTTGTCACCCTCAAGGTTGAGAAGGACACGTTGCTCGTAGGCTTCGACCCAGACCTCGCGAATCTGTTGACCTATAACATGGTCATCTCGCAGGACACCATCGCACGTACTGCGTTCGATGCTGCTGGTACGGCTGCCTATGTCACGGGTTCTGCAGAGACCTCGCAGACCACGACTTCGATTATCACTGCCGACATTGTTCGGCGTGAGCGTTCGAACCTCGTGAACAGTGCTGTCCGTCCTTGGACGGGTAGTCTGTATGCTGCCCTCGTCCATCCAGACGTTGGCTATGACCTGAAAGGCGAGACTGGCGATGGCACCTGGGTTGCCCCCCACCAGTATGTTGACACTGCTGCGATCTACAACGATGAAATTGGAACCTTCGGTGGTTTCAAGTTCGTCGAGACTAGTCGTGCGTCTGTCAACCTTACGGGTGGTACGGGATCAACCGTGGACACCTACAACACTTACTTCCTCGGACAGCAAGCTGTTGCTAAGGCTGAGCCAATCGCTCCTCACGCTGTTATCGGACCTGTCACTGACAAGCTCTTGCGTTTCCGTCCCTTGGGATGGCATGCGTACATGGGCTACGGTACGTTCCGTACTGCGTCGATGCAGAATCTTTTGAGTGCTAGCTCTCTCGGAGGTGCCTAATGGGTAATAGTTACTCACAGGGCGCACAGAGTGCTGCTGCGTTGGGCGAGTTCTTCGTCGCAGGAAACATGTCGGCTGGTTCCCAGACGATCACTTCTGCGAAACTCACTGAGTCGTGGTCCGTCACGGACGGTGGGGGCACTGCCTTCACCCCTGACTGGATTATCGTATTCGGTTCCAACCAGGGCACGACTGGCAATGCCTACTCGACCACGATTAGTGGTACGACTGCTGGCCTTGTCACCGTGACACGAGCTACGTCGAGCGCTGCTGCGACAGTTTACTGGATCGCTGGCAACCTCGAATAACACTCAACCCTACTAGACAGAAAGCCCCCCTTACGGGGGGCTTTTCTGCGTGAGGTGGGGTCAGGCAGGAAACCCCTTAGAGATAATGTTCGTCGTACCAACGTACTGTACTGATGACCGTGGACCACTCAAGGAATGGGGTGAACCCCAACACTTTACCTTGCTGCTCTAACCGTGCCTCCGTCATCGTAGCCCCGAAGCCATCATCGGTTTCGCCAGGACGCATGGGCAGGAACTCCATTTCTAGTGGCACTCCTGCGAATGCGCTGATACGTTCAGCTAGCTTACGTACGCTCATGTTGCCATTCATTGCTGCACCGTAGAAGTGGGGAGCTTCGATGCTCGCATGGTCTAAGGCTGAGACCATGACCCTCGCTATGTCTCGTGCGTGCACGAGGTTGATCATCTGGTCACCTTCCCCGTACACGGGGAGAGGTTTCCCTTCGAGCGCAGCGAGAGCGAACGTGGGGACTATCTTTTGGGGGTGTCCTGGTCCGTGCGCTTGCCTCGGCCCGAAGGCGTTAAACGCTTGGACAGTAGCGAGACGAAGACCCTTGTGTTCAGCAAGGCCTCTCGCAAGACGTACGCCCGCACCCCTCGTAGTCTCATACGGATTCGTCCAAACGTGTGGTTGTTCAATCGTGACATACGGTACCTCCAGTCGTCGGGCTGCTTCAGCCACATTGTATTGTCCTTTGACATTCACGTCGATAGCTGCCTCGACATTGTCGAATAGTTCGTGCGTACCGAGGAGGCCAGCGAGGTTGATGACGCCCGTGATCTCGGTGCTCTCACCTAGGGCCATAGACATCTCGATGTTCTCAGGTCCCCAGCGCACGTCGATGTACTCGATGTGATCGTCCCTCGGGTAGGCGTTGTCCATCGGGATGACAGACTTACCTTGCTCCATCAGCACGTCCACTACGTGGGACCCGATGAACCCTGCTGCGCCTACGACTACGATCATGGCCTTGTGTCCTTGTTGTCAGGGTTAGCGTACCACACTTGTGTTGCCATTTCGTGTGTGATCTCAAACTTCTTGATGTGCCCACACTTCACGTTAGTGTCGATGAGGGGAGTCTCCCCTGTGGCTGCTTTCGCTCGTTCGAAGAACTCCATGTCGGGTCCCTTCGGGGTGTTCCCTGCTCCTTGTTCTAGTTCGTCGATCCAGATGTTGTTGTACTGTGGCTCGTACATGGCGTGCATGGCTTCGAGCACTGATCGGTGGATCAGGATACAGAAGAACCCTGTTGCGTCAGCTTCCACGTACCGTTGCCACGGTGGTTCGTTGATGATGTACGTGTCCCCAATCGCACCACCTGACTCTTCGATGTGTGGGTCATCGTCTAGGGCTTCCATGACAATGGAAGCTAGGAACGGTGGGTTCGATTCGGGCTTGTAGATGTAACCGAGGCCACCTACGAGTTTGCGTTTCTTCGTTTCGGCTGTGTGTAGTAGCGTCTTGAGCGCATCTTTGGGGAGTACCATGTCAGCGTCCACCATCCAGAACCATTCGAACATGGGTGGGGACTGCATGAAGTCTTTGATCACCTGGTTCCTGGCACGCTGAATGCGTGCCCCTCCTCCACCAGTGAACCCTTGGAGTCTACGTTCTGCGATGACGTTGCTCGCCAAGCTGATGGCAAACTTGTCTTCGACTTGCGTTGGTGAGACAAACCCTGCCATCACAAGACCTTTGGTCTTGGAAGGTCGCCTCTTCTTAGCTCTGCTCATTAGTGGAGATGATAGTAGGTAGGGTACTTTTAGTATAGCATGCCAACATTTACACCGACGACCTATGATGGTCCTAGTCGCATGGCTGGACCTGAGCGAGATCATCCCCAGCAAGGCTCTGACTTCTGGAGATTCTATCGTCAACTCCCGATTGGGTACCATGTACTCATCACTAGTGGGGTTGCCACAGCCAGTCCTGGTGTTCAGTCAGTGGACACTGAGGATTTAGATAACGCTGACTCAGGTAGTGGGGAAGGGGGTAAGGCCTGGTTCCGTGGAGGCCTTACGTACACAGTAACAGCAGCCGAGGATACGATCTTGAGCGCTGCAGGATACACGGTAACTTAAGGAGAAACTATGCCACGTAAACGCAGAGTGAGACGAGCTACGTCTAAACGACTTGGACGTGCCAAGTCAGGTAGGGTAGTGAACAAGAGCAGCCGAGGCTCACGTGCACGTACTAAGCTGACGAAGACTCAGATCAAGCGTAACGCTCAGAACAGGAGAGGTGGTCGCACCCGAACGGGGACCACCACTACGACTCGCCCAAGGAGAAAGACCAACACGCCGAAGGCACGAAGGGGTGGAAGGCTAAGGTGACGGACCCGTACGAGCATCAGGGACGTGGGAAGCCCACAGTCCACGAGGACTGGCGACCTGGGCTGACCTGTGACCT